GTTTAAACAGATTCTTAAAGCTGCTAACTGATTTTAGTAAGAGGTATTTATGCTTTTACAACGACTTATTGTAACGAATACTAGAAGTCGTAAAGTGACTTCTCTTTTAGAAGAACGTGCACGTATTTTTAAAATCATGCGTACGTTTACAAGCACTTTATATAAATCAACTTTGAAAATAGAAAATGCAATTGAATGGGAAGGTGACCATGACGTAGATACACTACGTCTTTCTTTTACCCCTGCATCTGAATCACAAACCATTTTCATGGATGTTTTACAGTCTTTCTTTAGTACTGAACACTACTATAGATTATTTGATATCGAGTACATGTTCTCTACTCCAGTTTCAATGGTCGGTAGTGAGGAAGAGAAATATATTGTATTTAGAGTAAAAGATCAACAAAATTATCCATTTGTTCTTAAACCTAAATCACAATCTTTCTTTGCGACTATCTTAAACGAGTTAGAAGTTATTGTCAGAGATAAAAACGATAATATCGTTATTGAAGTAGATGATATTAAAAACATTGAAGAAGATATGAAAAACGTATTGAATAAGATTCGTACATTACAGAATTCTTATCCAAACGTTATTACCTTATCTAAAGAAATGTTGAATCTTGCGAAAGAGGAAAGAAGCCTTTACGTATTTAGAGACAATATCGTTTACTATACTTACGATAGTCTTTCCTTATTAGAAGATATTATCACTAAATCAATCGATAAAGATAAGGTCTGTGTTAGATTTCTTAATCTAGAGGAACGTAATAAGTTATTTACTGTTATAAATTTCTCTAAAGTAACTGATTTACTTTTAATCTTAAATGATAAGAAAGTAGATTATGAAGTCCATTACAGAATGCCAGAAAACGGTAACACCTTAACGATTCATATTTACAATACTGAAATCGTTGATACCGTTAGTAAAGTTGTAAGAAAACTTTACAATATGGAATTCCTTAACACTGTTAGTGATGTTTTAGATAAATTTCAACAAAAGGTCAATAGACCAGATCACCATTAAATAATAAACGGAGTAATTATAAATTATGGAAATTTGTTACCATAAATCGTTATTGGGTTATAATCTAACCAAGATACCTAATGATGAATTATACAGTGTTTTACCTCAAGGTATTTATACTGTTACTGTACAGAAAAATATGAATGGGTTTGAATACTATTTCACGCCTCAAAAAGATTTTCATATTCCTGATTACGTTGTTAGCGATACAGCATTCATTGAACGAGTTAAAAACGTTTATATTAAATCTGGTAAACAACTTGGTATTCTGTTGCACGGTTTAAGTGGTATGGGTAAATCCATGCTTGCTAAACAACTTTGCATGGAAATGGTGACTAAATGCCAAATGCCGGTTATTATCTTTGATTTTAATTCTGCTGAACATATTGCCGACATCTTAAAACAGGTTAACCAACCATCTGTCATTTTCTTGGATGAGTTTGAGAAGATGTTCGCCAATGATGATACCCATTCTAAACCATACCAGGAACAAAACGAATTACTATCGATTCTTGATGGTACAAATGTGAGTAAACATATTTTCTTATTCACTGCGAATGAGAAAACAGAAATTTCTCCGCATATGTTTAATCGCCCATCACGTATCCGTTACTGTATTAATTATACGGCTATTCCTCGAAATGTTATTATTCAAATTATCGATAATAACGTAGAAGAGCAAGAAAAACGTGAGTTCCTTTATGGGTTAACTAACGTGGTTAAAACATTGACGTATGACGTGCTCTTTGAACTGATTAATGAAGTTCTGTATACTGAAGAATTAAACGTTAACGAATTCCTTCGTGTGTTTAATTTAGAAAGTAAACAAGTTTCGGCTAACGATTTCAAAGTAGAAACGACCTTCTCTTCTACGAATGTTCCAGAACACATCGTTAAGAAATTTAATGAATGTTTTACTGGTGGTTTAGAAATTGCCTTTGATTTCCAAGTTTTATTAAATCTAGATCCAAGTAATAAACTTGGTGTAAAATTTTATAATAACGAAGAAATTTATTTCAACTATTTTAAACCAGTTCAGGATAAAAGTGGTATGATTTCTTGTAATGGAAATGAACTTATACACGAAGGTTTCTCACAAGATCGAGCTTTCTATCCTGGGTATTATTATTGTCGTACAGAAAAAGAATTGACGTACAACAATTTGTATTCAGATGACACGATAGTATTTTACATTCGTCCAGAAACGTACTACACTCGCGGTTATTTTAATCGATTTGGTATTACAGATAAGGATCTTAACGACTATATCAATGAGATTGAATACAAGTTTACACTTACACGTAAATAATGATATCCCTGCATATGCAGGGATATATGTTCCACATTTCAACTTAAACCATACTTATAAGGAGTATACACATGTCAGAATTTCAACTTAAATACGTTTACAAAGATGGATTATTAACACCGATAGGTGTACCTGTAAACAATAATTTCTTAGATAAACTTCCCAAAGGAGTTTACAACTTTACTGTAAAAGAAAAACAAAACGGATTACTTTTAGGATTTAGTCCAGTAGAAGATTTTAAAATCCCTGAAAACATCGTAGGACAAGATAAACATTTAACTCGTGTTATTAACACTTATAATCGTTTAGGTAAACAAATGGGTGTACTCTTATCTGGTATCGGTGGTGCGGGTAAAACAGTATTAGCTAAACGTATCGCTATGGAATGTGTCAATAAAGGAAACATGTCTGTAGTAGTCGTAAATAGTGAAACAGTTGGACACCTGCCTATGATGATGAGTATGTTAAAGGACGATGTAGTCATCTTGTTAGACGAATTTGAAAAGATGTTTGATAAAGTGGAAAAACAAAACTATCTATTAACTTTATTAGATGGTGTTATGGACCACAAACATTTATTCTTATTCACCTGTAACGATATAAATAAAATCAATCCTTACATGTTACACCGTCCATCTCGTATTCGTTATCATTTTAGATTCGATCGTGTACCTAAAGAAATCGCTCATGAAATCATCGAACGTGATTATATCCCTGTAGATAATAATCACGTCGCTGTGTTAAAATTATTAACTGACATGATCGATTGTTTAAGTTACGATATGCTCTTTGAATGCATTAAAGAGTGTAACTTATACCCTGCTGAAAGCCCTATGGAATTAGTAACAGATTTAGCATTAGAAATTTCTGATATCAGTCTTGAAGACTATGACGTTGTGGTCAAATTAGGTGATAAGGAATATGGTGCTGAAGATCTCGAAGAAGTACTTGGTGAACGAGTTGTCGGTAATGTGAAATATACTATCAGTTTAGACGAAGGCAAGATCAAACGTAATATCAACGCAAATGGTTTAAACGATACTGTTATTCGCAATGGTTGGATGTTCTTTATATTACACGCAGAAGCTAAAATAGATGGTGATGAAGTGGAAGATAGTACTGATGCAGGTTTCCAATTAAAACTGAAGAAACCATTAGCTCAGTCGTTACTAGAAGGTGCGATGGATGGTACGGTAGAAATGATTGGGTTTAACAGTAACGTCTATGGTTGGGTGAAGGTAGATTCTTTAGAGAAACTTTTAGAAGTATTCCCTGAGTTAAATGAGATTAAACTTTCATACAGAAAAAAGTCTTAAACCGGGGAAAGCAATCACGCGATGCGTTTTCCAGACTTAAGAGTAAAGGAGATAGAATAACACCTAAACTTGGAGGTTCTGGTTTAATACCCGGTAATACAAAACCTAATTATAATGCTTTATATGGTACATTGCGTGGTGAGACACATGTGATGCAGGTCATGGAAGCTTCACCGCAAGTTGTTGATTTTTTCACTAGCTGGATAGATTCTTTAAACGGTAATGTCAAAACCGCATCAGATGAATTAAATGAGGAAAAAACTAAACCATCTCCTCCTATCATTGATTGGATGGAAGAAAGTGAAGATGAATTACCATTTTAAATACTAACATATATCCCTACCCACATGGGTAGGGATATATTTCTCATTATTTTTTTTTATTTAAACATGTAAGGTAAATGACCCAGGATACCTGTTGAATGGAATTTTACTTTCCAAATATATCCTTCACCACTACCTTCTCTACCGAATAACTTAGCAAATGGACAATTACCTTTAGCCTGTTCATTCATCTCATTCATTTCTTTTTCAAAGTTCTTTAACGATTCTTCATCTAATCTTACTTTTCTTTCTATAGGACTAGAAAGTGTAACAGGATAACAACGTAAATCCTTTAAGTAAGACTTATAAAGTCTCGTTAGATTATAGCTATCGGTATTATGAACAACGTGTTCTTTACCGTGATTATCTTTAAAATAGTAACTTAATGAAAAAGGTGCAATGAAAGCTTTAATATCGGATACTGCTGTTCCTTCTTTTACACCTTTACCAACGAATTCACCATGTAAAACAACCGCGTCTAACTTACCATATTTAGTTTTGTAAGTATTTCTTACACGTCTTGTTTCATCCCATAGTGCTTTTAAGAAAAACTCTTTCGTTTTTTCTTCTTCAATAAAGTTTAAGAATTGATGAACATCATTATCTTCATTTAAAACTTCTTCTTTATTCTGATAATAAATATAAGGCTTATCGTTTTCATCTACCTTACAAACGATACCTACGTTTATACCGTTTAATTTAACGGTACCTTCAAGTTCTAAAGTAATCGCTTTTAAAGGCATATATACCTTTTTAGCTTCTTGTTCAACGTGTTTAATAAAGTCAGATAGATGACCTACTGAAGGCCATCTGTAGTGTGTTTTGTACTGCATTAATTATTTATCCTTAGAATTATAACTAATATACTGTTCTTCTAAAAATTTGGAAAGCGACAATAGATTATCTTCTTTTTTCTTAGAAGACTTCCATCCCCATTGCGTTGTATAAATACCATCGTTAATAACAACATTTAAACGTTTAACTGGTGGTTTAGTTAAATAAAGATTACAGGTATATTTGATTTCGATCTTTTCGTTAAATGCTGGTACAGTTTTATTAGTTTTGATCCAATTATTTAAATGGGTATAAACTAATTTCTTTTCTTCATCGATAATATTAATACTACTTTTATCTTTTAAAGCCATTTAACTATACTCCTATAAATGTATTAAACCGTAAAAGGATATTTAATAGCTGGGTGGTGTTGATAATTGATTACATCAAAATCATTAGGATGTAGATTATCTTCTTCTTGTTCACAAAGACCTAAAACACTTTCTAAAGTAATTTCTTTATTGCAATGTAAATAAGGAGAAGCAAAAGGTTCTCTTTCCATTTGTTCTACAAACAAATCATATTGGTTTTCGTAAACATGGATGTTGATCGATCTATGTTTAGCGATAGCAGGTTGTTTACCGGTAAGCTTAGCCATAACCCAGAGTAAGAAATACACTTGTACCATATTGAAATTACAACCTAATGCAAAGTCATTCGACTCGCTATTCACATGTGTCGTTAATACATGCAGTTAATTTAATAACGTCCTATATCGCTATAGGTGTCGGACTATATCACATTCCGTTATAACTAAAAGATATACTTATAAAGGAATCTTCCCCATTTCCATTTAATCGTATTACGTATAACTAATCTCATTATACAACGCACCACTTGGCTGTACTCTACTCACTTACTCATCTAATTATCACTAATTAAACTACGCTTTCGATAGTCTCTAGATATTTATTATATTAAATTATAAATAAAACCAATCTTTATAGTTTTCTTTGGTTGCTCTACATCTCCATGCTAAAGTATTATAATTTATATTTAATGCTTTAGCTGCATCTCGCGTAGACTTATAAACAACACCATTTATACTAACTTGTTTACTAAGCGGATTAATGTAATCTGGTGCACTAGTTCTTATTCTATTTGTTTCGCGTATTTTATTTATTATTTCAGGAGGATGTTTTTTACCAAAGAATGGATTCTTCTCACCACTAATATCTCTTTTCTTTATGGCTTCCATAAAGTTTTTATACTGAAGACTATTTTTATCTAGTTTAACACCTTTAAAAGGTGATGACCTTCCTTTAAATAAATCAGATATGAGTTTTCTCACTTCAGGTGTATGGGTCTTACCATACATTCCATTTTTTTCACCAAATTTTGCATATTTACTTTTTCTTTCTTCAGAAGACATTTCGGATAATTTTCTTTTTTGAGTGACGGTTCTACGGTCGATTATATCCTTTTTATTAGGATTATGTGTTAAATTATCCCCGCCTCTAGCAGAGTTCCCTATATTTACACAAAGTGTATTACTACAAAATTGTTTTATATATTTATCTTCTAACTCATAAGCATCTTCTCTAGATTCTGTTAAAATCTCGCTGATATCGAAATACTCTATTTTACCATCATTATAGAGTTTTTGTAGAATGCTATTATGGTGTTTATTGTGAATAAGTTCTTTTATATGGCGATTAACCCGTTTATCTGGGTCAAACGTGCTTCCTATATAAAAATGCCCTGAAGGTCTTGCGGTTAAACAATATACGTACATTTTATATTCCTTTTATTAATAAAAATTCATAAAAATGTCGATATTGGTATTGGTATATAATTTAATATAAATTTAATAACGGATTGGGTGTATTAAAATACATCGTTCCCGTTTTAGGGGTAGTTATTCGATTACTATTACTAGTAAAAGGCGCCCAAATCAACGCTGTGTGCTAGATAGGTATAAATCATTGCCCACTAGACTAAATTGATGTTCGTACATGCAAGGTCTTAAACAACCGAATTCGAATAACTCAGGTTTCCAGAATGACCAGATTAATCCACGATCATCTTTACCTTCTTTAAGTTTATTAACGATTTCAGCAAAACGACTATTTAATCCGTTTTCTATATGGATAGTGTTTGTTTCACCATTAGAATAGAAAGTAATTTCATTACCACCGTAATAATTGGCGTTATACTTAGCATTCGCTGCGGCACCATAGATGACACCTAAATCATGCCCTTCTGCAATCATTTCTTTACCAATTTCAGTTTCAGTCCAAGCTGGATTTTTAGCATTTGCATCCCATGTATGTACGCCTAACTTATGGAATTGTTCGGTAGAGGTATATCCTCTAATGTAACCTAACATTTCACCGATAGCTTGTCTGAAATAGCTTTTACGTGTGGTACATAAAGGAAACTCTCCTTTACCTACATCGTATTCCATCGTTTCATCAATTAAAGTTAAACATTGGGTTTTAGTTCTTTCATTGTATACCCATTTACCTTGTTCTAATATTTTTTTACCTAAAGCAACGTATTGTTTAGTCATTTGCATTTCTCCTATATTTTGGTTAATAGTGATAAACCTATATTATCTATTTGACATAGATAATTCTCTATCTATAAATTTCATTTTTATTTAACAAAACTAAGGAGTAAATTATGCCTAGTTACGAAGCTGTATACAATATGATCACCGATGATTCTAAAGAATCTACTTTAATGATTCACGCTACTGGTACAGAATTGGAACCCTATACCGTGCAAACAGTAGGTGATGTATTTATTAAAAACATGGGCGCAGCTTTATTGCTTATTTACGTGGATAAGGAAACGAAAGTACTTGCTAAACGCGCTATCAATCCTGCTGTTTATGATGTTCTTGTTAAAAGAGCAAATCCATTAGGTTAATCTATATCTATGTTGTATAAAAACAATATAGGATAAATCATGAAAAGACCTCAACCTAATAAAAAGGATAATCGTCTTAGTCCTATTCCTTATAACTGGATTAAGTATAATATCAAGGGTTCTATTAAAGGTGATAAACCTGTATGCAAACCGTTACACGATTATCAAAAATTAAATTAGATGTAATACCTAGCTTAGAAATATCTCTAAGCTAGGTTTATGTCTGTATTGTTTTTAATGGAGCATTCAAATGACAATGAATCTAAAATATATCGAGCACGATAACGAATTAAGGTTTTCTGAAATACCTAATTTAAGTGCTGTAAAAGATAAGATACCAGCGGGTGTCTATACTTATATCTGTAAACAAACCAAAGAAGGGGCCACAGATTCTTATTTAGCTAAAAAGGATAAATTTATTCTACCAGCTAAATTATACGGAACCGTAGTGGAACGTACTGAACGCATTTTAGCAGCGTATAAAGCGCTCGATAAAAACATGGGTGTATTATTATCTGGTTTAGCAGGAGCAGGTAAAAGCTTATTGATTAAGTATATTGCAAATAAAGCAGTAGATGAATTAGGCATGCCTGTTATCATCTTTACAACAGATAGTGTTAATAAGATGTCTGAGTTTTTAGATAAGACTCCACAACCGTGTGTCATCTTATTAGATGAATTTGAAAAGATGACTTACCCTAGTCAACAAGAACAGTTACTTACTGTATTTGATGGCATGTACACCACTAAAAACTTATTCTTATTAACTGTTAACGATAAGAATCAGTTAACGCAGTTTTTATTTAGTAGACCATCACGTTTACGTTACGTGTATGATTATAACTCTATTGAAACTGAAGTGATTGAAGCTGTATTGGAAGATAAGCTAACAGATAAAAGTAAACTAGATCAAGTATCCATGCTTTTATCAACAGCTCATAAACTTTCATTTGACGTGCTTAATTCTTTTATCGAAGAAGTCAATATCTTCCCAGATAAAGACCCTAAAGTATTATTTGAAAATTTCAACACTAAAACAAATACAAGAGATGAAGGCTATCAACTTGAATGTTTGTGTGGTGAAATTAGTATCAGTAATATCTTCCAATTTAAGATTGATACTTATGGTTTAGAGTGTGCAAGGGAAGGTAAGAAGTTTAGAATCAATTTCGCTAATAAAAACAATAGTGATGGATTCAATAAACGTATGCCATGGGATAGAGATCCTATCGCAACAGATGGGTTAGTGGTGGATAAAGCGGAAGATCTTCAAATTAACTTTAACCATATTCAGTTTAAATATACCGATAAAGATGGTAAATTTAAAGAGAATTTAATTAAACTTTCATCACAATCTTTAAATCCTATAGGCGAAAATCCTACTATTCTTAAAGATAAGACCTATACCTTTAAGTTAGTTAAATAGAAGTTAATTAGTGTGTAAAGTAGCATATATCCTACTCCCTTACAGGAGTAGGATATATGTTCTATTCAAAGCTATTTTTTTTATTTTATTCAAAAGAAGAAAAATCAAATGGTTAGAAACCATAGATCTGTGATTAATATCACATAGTATTCGATTGAGTTATATTTAATCATTTTATTATACGTTTGCTATTTTGCTTCCCATATATAAACCTATATTATCTAAGAGAGAGGAGTATATATACCCCTTGGAATTTCCAATAACTCACGTGAGTTATTGGATGTAGTATCAATCATTTTTAGTTTAACACAGGCGGAATCCATATGGAGGGGACAAACGTAACAGCAAGGGATTTCTGGGATAAGATTATCATCAAAAAAGAAAATCTGCCAAAGAAACAAACCCAACACTCGGTAAATATAAACTTCTACAATAACCTAAACGTTCAGGTCTATATTGGAACACGTGATGGTGATGTATATGAACTTGATCCTATACGGGAGAATGACTCCAAGGTACAAAGTTTATTTTATATTGAACGAGAAATTATAAACCGTTCGGCTAAACGAATCGCTCACCCTTATCATGTTAACGGTGATAATGGTGTTTATTCTGGCATAGTGGAAAGTGGGCCAGGTCTCAATCAAAAAGGATATGAGGCTTTTAGGGTTTTTAACGTTCTAAGCCTGGCAGATTTAGAAGCGGCTGATGCGTTATATTTCGAATCTATCGATTATGTTATTTCGCTTAAACCAACAGGATGGACGCATCCTCGAGTGGTAGCGAATACACCAAATTATAAAACTCGAAATAATGACGGAGAGTCAGAATCTTCAATCAAGTTTGAATTAGTCGATCGTGGAAATTATTACGGTACTTCCTATATAAACGTTAATGGTTCAGTGCATCGCATTAAACCAATTACTAAAATGAACAGAGATGAAGGCCTTTATGTTTATTTTAATAGCGTATTAAAAGAAGGAAAATACCGTGAGGAAGATGTTATTTATATTCCTTTAGGGAAGATCATTGATAGTCAATGGAAGCTGTATAGCAACTATCAAGATGCTCTGATATTAGGGGATTATAAACGACAGAAAGAAGATCTTAGGGAAGAGCTCAAGTTAGAACGAGAAGAGGAGATTCTCAAACTTAAACACGAAGTAGAGATTGCTAAGCAGGAAAACGCATCTATCAAGGAAGAACACCGCCGTAAAGAGGCGGAAGACGAGCTAGCAAGAACACAAAGTGAAAAGGAACTTGCCGAGATCAAACGATCCCTGACATCCGAACAGGAAAGATGGGCTCGAGAAAAAGCAGACTTATTACATCAGCAACAAATGGAACGAAGTAGATTAGAGCATGAATTAAACATGCGAACATCTTATCGTAAAGATTCTAGTGAAGCATTAAAATGGATATTAGGCATCACAGGTACAGTCTTATCTATTTTTGCGATGATCATGAGTCAAAGAAAAGATTAACCAATTAAAGGGATGGTTCACATGAACGCATTATTGGAAAGTATACAAGAGAATTGTGTATATCCATTTAACCCCATTATTGCAGAAGGGGTTTCTGTGCATCAAATGGAAGGAGCGATCAAGCATATTGAAAATGCGCTTATTCTCTCCTCTCATTCATTTCCTCCTCAGCTTAAGTATGAAGGTATCAGACCTTGTACCCCTGAGGAAGAATACCAATATATTTCTTTTAAACGTAACCAACAACACACGTTGGAATTAGCACCTTCTAATATTTACATGGTTAACCTCATGTTTAGTTGGGATGGTGTCATGTTACCACCTAAACCGGTATTTATCCCATACGTGGATAAAGCAGGTATCATTTATTTACGTGGTAAGAAGTTCACTGTGTTACCGGTACTTGCTGATGAAACATTGAGTGTAGCTAAAGGCGATATCTTTGTGCCATTCTTATCAGCTAAGATTACGTTTAAACGTAAGCAGTATTGGTTTAAAATGAATGGTGTTCAGAAAGTGGAATACTTGGTGTATTCTAAGATCCATCATCATGACCCAGCTAAACAACCTAGACGTAGCACGAGAGCAAATAACTCCGTTAAGTGTGATCACACGATGGCCCATTACTTATTCGGTAAGTATGGTGTCAAACGAGTATTTAAAATGTACTGTAACGCCGATATTGAAATCATCGAAGGGCCAGTAGATTATAATAAGTACCCTGAGGATAAATACACGGTTTGTACTTCTTCTCAGATACGACCTCGTAGTGTGAAAAATCGTAATAACTACGTACCTACTGATATCAAGATTATTATTGAAAACAATAAACTTGGTACAGGTGCATTAGGGTTAATTTGCGGATTCTTCTACGTATTGGATCATTACCCAGCTCGTTTCAGTGCTGAGTACTTTGATAACAGTGAAGATGAACTTCGTTTATGGCGTGTTATCTTAGGTCATGCTATCTTTAGAAATAACGATAATGAAGGGACTCTCTATAATAGTGTTAATGAACACTACGATAGTTTAGATCTCTACATGGACGATATGACTAAAGAAGGATTAACGTCTGAAGGATATCCTGTAGAAAACTTATGGGATTTAATGGCTAGATTGATATTTGATTTTACGGAAATCATTTTAAATACGGATGCTTCTTCCATGTACGGTAAGAAACTTGAAGTATTGAGATACGTATTAGCGGATATTGTAAAGGCTGTTTCTATCTTTAAATATAAGATATCCAGTATCAAAAATAGGGAATTTACCTATAACGATATATCTAAATATCTCTCAAGGTATATAAAACCTGAAGTGATATTCAATGGGCTCAACAAAAAACATAATGAAATCGTTTCTGTACCAAGTGCAGGTGATAACATCATGTTTAACCACACATCTAGACTTATCTTGCAAGAAAATGCAACAGGGAGTACTAGAGGTAAACGTAAGACAGCGGTTTCGTTTAAAGATCCATCGAGATTACTTCACACGAGTATTGCAGTCTGTGGTAGTATATTGGCATTACCTAAAGCAGAACCTACGGGTAAGGTCGTGCTCAATCCATGTTGCCCTTTAGATAAATCGTATAAGTTAAAATGCCCGCCAGAATTTAAGAAACAACTTGACCAAATCCAAAGAGATATTTCTCAGGGATAAAAGGTTTCTTAAGAAAGATTTGTTTTCTCTAAACTTACTTAGGGTATAGGAGTTTAAAATGTATTATAATCAACAACAACCCCAGTACAATCAAAATATTTACCAACAATCCATGCAACCACAAATGGGGTATGCGATGAATGGTCAAATAGCAATGAATAACGCGCCAGTAGCAAGTATGCCTGCTAACGTATCACAAACAGGTATCCCACGTGATAAAATGCGTCAAGATATGGCTAACTATATCGTTAGTAACCAAAACCTTGATACCGCAGCAGCGTATATTGCGAAAGAGGCAAGTGGCCCAGTAGGTAACTGGCAAACTGGTTTCTTCGATAAAATTGTCACTCGTTTAATGACTACCACTGATTTCCTTTGGGCGACTAAAGGACAACAAATGGGTATCGACGCAGTGTACAATGCAGCCATTGAAGAAACTTGGAATTTCTCTTGGGTATCTGTCATCGTAGCTAATCCAAGTTACTACATGCAAGATCCTAATATTGCAGCTAAAGGTCAAGTCGTTGAATATCTTCGTCAACAACTTGCTGCACGACTAGATGATTTTAACCGTTATGGTTTAAATACCAACAATGCCCCAATGAATGTTAACCCAGTTAACACACCAGGATATCAAAATCGTCCTCAAGGCATGTATGGTGCACAACAGCAGTTTAGTCAGCAAAGACCTCAGCAACATACACCAGTAGCTTATACGAATCAAAACGCAAGTTTAGAATCAGTATATGGTGATACACTTAAGTTAACTGGTACAGGTGCAAGTTACAGTCAACCTGTGACTACCACTAATACGGTTCAAAGTACGACTCCGTACATGAGCCATCAGAGTTTAAACACGACAACGACTTCTACAAGTAACACGGTAAACAATGCACCAAGTAAACCTGTAGATTATCGTTATGGTGTACCTGATAGCGTTAAAACACAAGGTATGGGTAACTTGAAGCAACCACATGAAGTGGCAGCACAACCTGTTCAACATCAATCAGTAGAAGTTAAACCTTTTAAAGCAGAAGAGTTTGATTTCACTGATGAAAAAGCTGTAGAACAAGTTTTCCGTCACATCCAAAAAGAAGATACCACCACTTTAGGGTTAAAAGATGATGAAGTTCGTTTCTTAACAAAAGCGGAACAACATGAAGCATGGTTAAATGGTACTAAGTTCGAAGAACCGTACTATTACCCACTCTGCCCAAGTCCTTTCACACACTACTTACATGTGGTGTTAACTAATAAAGGGACTATTCGTCAATACTTAACCCCTATCGAGGAGAAAGAGAAATTGGAATACAGTGAACATCAATGCGTATTAGATGAGCTACGTAATAACCCACACTTACAAAAACAAAAACCTGAAGTGTTACGTCCTTATGACTTTACTACGATGGGTGGTGTGGTTCACGATCGTTGGCAAGATGCCCCAATTAATTTAGAAATCAATTTAGATAAAGCAAACCAAGCTGAGTCTGATGAAGAGAAAGAAAAATTAATCAAAGCAGCTTACGATACTTTCGTGGAAGATGCAAAACGTGAAGAAAAAGAATATCACAGTGGTGTAGCTGAGTGGAAACGTAATAACCCAGATGAAGCGAAAGATGGTTTTGGTCCATCTGAGTTTGCATTACCACCAAGTAAACAAGAAGAAAACGAAAACTTATCTCGCAGTAAAGATAAAGTGATCTATAAAGAATTATTCGATGAATATCTTCCACCTTATTGGAAAGATACAAACATCGAAACCACTTTAGAAGAGAACTTACCTGTGGTGACAGATGAGTTAATCGTTGATACCTTTACGACTACTGAAAAAGTAGAAGTATTTAACCACTATGAAGAAAAAGAAAAAGTAGAAGAAGCATTAGCTGATTTCTATTGGAAAGCGGGTGAAACTCATGAACATACAGGCAGTACATTCATGAAATTCTCGGAAGCATTAAAAGAACAAGAAGATAAGATTCCAAGTAGTCTTTTCGAACGTTTGAATACGATTGCAACCGATTCAGTCAATGATTCTTTACGTTATATCTTCGGTAGCACATTAGCGATTGATAGTTTTGTGGATGATGCGCATGATTTATTAGCGTATTTAGGTGAATTAGAATCTAACGGTTCTAATGAATACCCTAATATCACCTATGCAACACGTATGATGTCATTAAACTTATTGACAGCATTGCGTACTTTAAACCGTGATGATGAAGATGAAGATGCAAGTGCGGATAATAAACTTGTTCGTGTGATTGTATCTAAGATGAATAATATCATGGTAAGTGTACCACAAACAGCACGTGTGAACGGTATCTTCAAATCGGGTGATGCGATTAATAAGGATGATCATCCTGACTTATGGCGTATCCTATTTGAACAATACACGAAAGTGATGAAATCTCAAAATGATTCTAGCACTTACGATCGTCCGTTCCACAATATCTACATTACGTTCACTGATGGTGCAACCTTCAAAGTGTTACCTAATGCGGCTAAAGCTAAAAACATTAGTGAGCTAACTGAGTTAGAAGTACCTCTAGCCTCATTTAGTCTTGTTAAGTTAAGAGCTTGTTAGTCATTAGTCTATTCGAGGCCATTCTGTAATAGGAGTGGTCTCTATATAGATTGATGAGTTGTTGCGTTGGTCTATACATTGAAAACTCTTAATAATCAAACATAAGGTCCCGTAGGCTTGAGAAACCTACGGGCTTTATGTTTTTATTATATTTTTTTTGGTTAGATGTTCTTGTATTTATCAATAATCTCGTAACCAAAGCTTGTAATGACTTTATCTCTTGTCGACATCGATTTATCGCCATTACCTTGCAAGATAGGATTCTTAGTGATCGTCTGTTTAGAAGACGTATACCAATCGAAGAATATCGCAGAACTATTAAGCACGTTAGATAGATTGCCTTTATTAAGTGCTCCCCAATCTCCACTTTCAAGATACGCTTTAAATTCAGGTGCGTTGAATTTAGGCATATTCGCTTCATTGAGTTTAATCGTAGTAGATAAATCAGTATTTGCAGCCGTATTAGATTGTGCATCTGCTTCTGTCTTAGCTTGTTGTAATTTAACAAGTTTAGCATTGTTAGCTGCATTCATCATATCTAACTTACGTTTTGTTTCTTGATAAAGTAATTCTTTAGATTCAGGTACATCACGTAAACCCTGACGTTGTTTTTCTAAGCTTTTCACTTCGTCACGAGTTAAAGCATTAGTAGTAGGTGCTGTGTGTTTCTTCACTTTAGCGGTTACACCGACATGTTTAGAGGCTAACTCTTTTAGATCAGCAATTAGAGCATCTAAATTAATATCGTCAGAAACAGCACCAATATCCACACTGAGTATGACATGCTTATAATTTAAATAACCTAATTTAGGAAAAGACTCGATAAAAGTATCAGGTATATAGACATTACCTACTTTACTTTTAAGCGTAACGATAGTCGCACCAAGTTTAACGTCACGTTCATAAATCTCTTCACTTAATCCATTAGGTTTATAATACTCTTCGTAAACATCTCCACCCTGTAGCCAGATATCATCAAATTCACGTATCGCTACAACTTCGTATACTCGTTTAGATTCTACGAAAAAGGGTCTTTCTACTTTAAAAACACCAACCGTATTAATAGTGGGGGTAATTCTTACACCATTAGCCATAATTTAATCTCCTGATAAAAAGAAGCATTATGCCGCTACGTTAGGTGTTCTATTCACGACACTACTACTTAATTGGTTAGCCATATTTGTACTACCTGTATTATTCACTAAAGGTGTACGAATAGCGCTTGGTTGAGAAGTACGAATTTCACTGATCCAGTTATGTCTGATAGGGACTAAATAAGATACCCCGAATAATGTTTTCGCTGCATAAAGTTTACCGCCACGAGTAATACGAGACATGTCTTTAGGTACGTCAGATTCTGGTGTCATGGTTTCTGCTTCTAAAAGTAATGCACTTAACACCATGATGAAATCTTGAGTTTTAGGACTGATACGTCCAAAGTCTCTAGAGGTAGTATAAATGTTACAATACTCAGGCCAAGCTTCTTCAAACTTAGCAGAAACTAAACGGTTACGTTTGTTACCACAAGCAACTACAGCAGTGGATTTATAAATCGTTGCAAAGGTTACCGCATTATCTTCGATATGTTTTTGATCGTAACCATACATGCATTCAAGTGCCCAAGGTACGATAGTACGATAAGGTACGGTAGGGCTATAGATACCACCTTGTGCTTGTAGATTTTCAGTCGCAAAGTTTTTCCATAATGGACAGATATAAAATTCAGTCGGGATAAATAAATCGGGTAAGATCTTTTCCCAGTCTGCTTGAGAATAACTACTATTTGCTAATACGAAATCTACGATAGATTGACGAATGATATCAATATTGTTACCATGTTCGCCGTAAATGATAACTGTCCAAATACTTGGTACTTCATTGGTTTTATCATCTGGGTTAATATAGTTATATTGATTAGATAACAAATACGTATAAGGTTTTTCATTTGCTTTAGTATTGACGCGGTTATGTAATTCTGGTATAGTAATACCACTCGCATCAATCAATTTACTTTTAACGTAGTCTGCACCTTTAAAGAAGTCATCCACATTAGCGAATGGTGCAACAACTTCAATTTCATAATTGTCGTATTGGTTTTGAAATGCTTCATCAGAGAACCAGATACGATATAAGTTTTCTCTTGTATCTGAGATTAAAGAGAAAGTAATGTATTCAGGTAAATAATAGGTACCATTGGTTACCATTTTACCGACATTTTTAATTTCTAATTTGCTTTGGTAATTTGCTGTAAGTGATTGTATAAAAGCAGATCTATTTTCAGTGATCTGTCTAGATATAGATTGTTCAGCAAGCCAGTTACCTAACTGGAGTAATTCATCCGCTAAATTTTGCGGAAGAGGTTTTTTAACACCATCTTCAAAACTGTAGAAAGTGATTAATCTTACTTCTTTATAGAGTTCATTAGAGTAGTATCCAACCTCTCTAGTAAACGAGTAAGAGTTCTGAGATAACTCACCTAACACAGATGTTGTGTTAAGTGTATTATCAATAAGATCATTAATGACCATAAATGCATTTAATTGGTACATTCTATTGTCCTTTTTGATTTATAATTATAAATATTTTTGATAAGCGCTTAACTCTCGTTAAAAGACTATTATAACGGATTACAATAGTAAGTAACGGGACATATTAATTTCGAGTGACGAGAGGTATAACGATGTTAAGTTTTACATGGCATCTTTTAAAAGCTTTCCGATACCTTTTACCTTACTTAAATGAGGTTTCAGATGAACGTTACTGCGTAGATGATAACGATAGATTAAGAGCTAAACGTATACGTGAACTTATCCGTATGCTTCTTTGGCGACTTATCTTCTTTATCATTTTTACAGGTCTTATTTTCTGGGTTGTGATGCCTTTACATGCACGTAATGCGGTGTTACAACAAGAACTCACTAATAGGGATAATAAGATAACGGTATTGCAAACCGAGATGAGAGATCTAAGGGGGACGATTAGAAAAACTGAAAGAGATCTAGATAGATACAAACTTAGTTACGAAAACAAAATTGCAGAATCCGAGCGTTTAGAAGATTCACTCAGGGAATGTAAAGATTTTGGTAATAAAATACTTTCCATGTCTAAAATGAGTGAACCTCCATTAAAACCTATAGTGACTGGTAAAGACACTACTGCTAAGGTGGTTACACCACCTCACCAGAACCCACCGTCGGTTTCTGAAAGTTTAAAAAATAAGATAAAGAAGTATAATGAAAAATAAATTAAGAATCCTAGTAGTAGGCTTAGCTTTATTTGCTTCTTCGTGTGACTATGTTGAAAATTCCGTAAGTTACGAGGAGTTAAAATCTCCTCCTAACGTTCCTTTAATCTTGGATAAAGATAAAAGTACACATGAATCAGTTGAACTTATATCGAAGTTCCAAGAGAGCCTAAAAGACTACATCGATTATTTAGAAGTTTATTACGTCAGTATCGGTCGTTATTATAACGCTGATACTGAGCTTCCTCAGAGTAAGAGACGTATCCATGAGTGTGCGGTAGATAAAGAAATGTTTATTGACTTTTCTTTACCTGAACCACACCTATTAAACGAGAACTCTCCTCCGGAAGTCATTATTAATGAGCTTTTAGATTATAACGAAAGAGTCAAAAAAGAAGTTAAGGAATACAATCGGTATATGAATGTCTTAAAAGATCGCTATAAAGATTGTTTTTAACTACTGAACACATGAGTTATCTTTAGCTATTTATGGTAACTTATGTGTTTTTATTTTAAAAGAAGGAATAATCAAGTGAGTGAAGAAAAGAAACTTGGAGTAGTACTTTACGTCGATGGCGGTTGCAGAATGGGTTATCCTAAAGATGCTGATAGTAAGTATGGCGGTTGGGGCATTCATGGTTATAGTTATAACGTAGGTGAATACGCTAAGCAAAAGAAAACTAAAAAAGACACGCCATCAACCATAGGCTACGTGATCGGTGATAAAGTATCACAAGAAGAACAAGTCGTTCCAGTTGAGTACATTGACGGTTATGGTTCAATGACCAACATGGATACCTCTGATAGAGCTGAATTAAAAGGATTTAAAGAAGCATTAGAAATAGTGAAAACGAAAAACTATTCTAAAGCACATTTCCTTTTAGATAACCAATACGTTATCAAAGGTGCTACAGGTGGGTATGAAGAATGGACTTTAAATAACTGGAAACGAAATGATGGTAGTGATAGACCCAATAGAGAAATCTGGGACGATATCATGAAATTATACGGACCTATTCGTCAGAATACGGATTTTAGTATTCAATGGGTGAATGGTCATAGCGGAGATCTAGGTAACGATAGAGCTGATTATTTAGCCACTAAAGGCGTTTACTTAGGACGTAATGGATTTACCGATGTCACATCTGTTAAGTTCAGTAAACCTGCTAAATATCGCAATCCTGAACCTAAGATCAATCGATTACTCTCTAAAAATAGATGGTACTTCGATACTTTCAGTGAAAAACCATTAATGAGTAAAGATGGTAGATATGTTTACCATTGTGGTGCACATGGTTCAGACAATTCGCTTATTGGTAAACCAATGAGTGATAGTGTGGCTTATGTGGTATACACGAAAGAAGAACAAAAAGTATTGGAGCAGGTGAGATTACGCCATAGAGAACTGATTGATAATCCACTCAATCTTCTTTGTATGGGTAGACTAGATACGTTATTGCTACCTCGTATTTATGACGAGATAGACACTGATGGTATCTATACTTTATCTCTTGCCCCTCGTAAACTTAATTTTAAAGGTTTATGTACTATCGATGAACAGGAGGTTTCTAGACTAATCGAACCTTCTGGCTTAACATTTAAGCTTATCGAAGTGCATAATTTCATGCAAACAAAACTGGATAGTTATTTAGACGGGAATGCGACTTTAACTGACATTACTGATATCATTTATGATAAAGTAGAAGTGAAGAAGAAAACAACTTACCGTATGAAGCTAACTCCAGAAGTGAAGAAGTTAGAAATCAAAGCGAAAGTTGATGATTCTTTAACCTACAAATGTAGTTTTACGATAGGTATCGATATTCCTTCAAGGGAAACCATGAAAGCAATCGAAGATCGTGAGCCTAAGGTTTATATTACTACGTTTAAAATCAGTGATGCAGCATTCAGATATGCAGTTATTTTCGATTGTGGTGATGACTGTATGATGTGGATGGGTAAGGATAGCAGTTTCCAACTTATCTTTCCAGAGAATCAGTAGGTATAATTAAATGATTAGTTATGTTAAAGAGCGTTTGTTGCGTTTTATCACTCATTATTTACCAAAGAGAGGTAGACGCATTTTATTTGTAGTAACATGTTATCTTACATGGTCTAAAGTGAAAGATGAACAACGCATGAAACATGATATCATCGAAATCAACAACAAGTTACATCTTAGTAAAGATGAACAAGCGTTGCAGTTTGCTTTAGAGATAAGACATATTCTTTTTCAACTAAAAGACTTCAAGTCTTTACTCAGTTTAAAAGGGGAAGATCTGAATCCAAAAGCTATTGTTAATAACATCCCTGCATGGATGAGATACGATGAAAATATCAAAAGAGTTTATGATGAACTCTCTTGTGTATTTAAACCGAGATACCAAACTCAAATTGCATGTTAAATATATTAAATATGTACTTGACTTTTTAGGATGATGTGCGACTATGCAAAACTCTTTATAAAGGAAAGATTTGAAAAGCTATAGAACATTTATAATTACAGGGCTTAAAAGTAATATAGTTATTTCAGATGGACTACTTTATAATCCAGAATAAGACAGGTAATAAATGTATGAAACATGTATAAATATAAGTGACCAAACATAGTTCCTACACCTTTTAACGGGTGTAGGAATTATGCTCGTTTTTTAAGGAACTAAAAAATGAATAAAGTATTGTTAAACAACACCGTGTAATCGTATTGAATGCGGGTATCGATTTGGACTATGCATACCGTTCTCTTTACCCGCTACTCTTTAAGTGCGTTAGTCCGCCCACACACCGATGGTGGGCCACTAGTTACTTTTTATAGTTATTATTGTGGCGTAACACCCACCATATTGCGAATAAAGCGATATTTTCTCACGTGCTGGATAGCGCGCTAAGTCGCGGTCGTCGAGGGCTAGGAGAGCCCTAGTATTTATCAATACAATTATCACGATGAAATTCAACATAAGATATTGTAAGAAAATACATACCTTTTTTATCACTTTATTCTTTTTTTTTACGATTAATCGTAACCTTTGATGTCACCACCAGCTGGGAAACTTACAGGACCAGAAGCTTTCAATGGACCTTTAATATCAGCACCATTGTTACCAATACTACTTCCATCACCACCTTGAATCGTTGCTTTACTTGAGATATTACCATCTGCAGCAACAGTACCAGAAGCAGAGAAGTTTCCTTTTTGATTAAGGTTACCTTCGATATTAACATTAGCTTTAATATTAAAAGTAGGTGTTTTTAAACTTGTATCACCAGATACTTCAATGTTACTTGTACCTTTAATACCTAAATTACTATTCCCTTGTACATTGATATCGCTATTACCTTTTACTTCAATGTTGCTATTACCTTGTACTTTGATTTCACTATTTCCTTTAACATGAATAATAGCATTACCACCTACTTGTACTTCCATCTTATCACGACAGAATACCCAGATACAATCACGTGTTAATTTTACTTCAGTACCGTTAGCGTTATGTAACCATATTTCTGTACCTTTAGTATCAATCTGGAAATGGTTACCAACGTTATCTTGCGTAATAACAGAACCTTCACCTGCATTGATTTGCATTTTATAAGCTGCTATTTCATTGTTAGCTTCTGAAGTAGAAATGGTATACGTTTTATTGTGAGAAGACATCTCAGTAAAATACGTATTATCGTTATCGTATTTATCCGCATCTGGACCAACTGGTTTATCTGCGTTTACTGCGTGAATAACAGTTTCAAGACGTCGTTTAGTTAAGTTATCTTCAGAGGTAGTTTCCCACATCCAATCATCGGTATCAGCTTTTTGCCATACGTTAATGATTTCACCACGTTGCACATCAGGAGGAGATTTACGGTAACTATCCGTTGAATAATATTCAGCAATAAAGTTATTATTGTGAGTACCTCTTGAAGTAAAGACACGACCATTACTATCTTGGTAAACCCGTTTCATTGGGATAGGGTTATCTTTTAAGTGTCCTCTTGATAATGGTACCAGTTCTTCGATGTGGAACAATACTTTATTCCCATCACCTTGGTGTTTATTTTCCACCACACTGGCTTTATATTTTTTACGGATAGGTACTTCTTTAGTTGGGTCACCTATCTTGTGCATAACGTTGTTAGCGATCGTCGCTACATTATACGATTTATCCATATTTTGTTTTCCCTATTTAGAGGCAGATTTAAAAAATGTATATAGAAGAAGTTATTTTAAATGAGTTTAAAAGGTTAGACCTGTTAGGGGTAACTAAACTAACCTATACTCCTAAATCCCCCTACCAGTTATTCACGGGTAAAAATGGTATCGGTAAATCTTCTTTAATAAGTGAGATTTCTCCTTTACCTTGTGAAGCAACTGATTTAAGAGAGGGCGGATATAAATACGTTAAACTGTCTCATAGAGGCAGTAAGTATGAACTCCTATACGAATTACATAAGAAGCTCGAGTCTAGTTTTAAAAAAGACGGTGTGGAGCTTAACCAAGGCGGTACCGTTAAAGCACAACGTAGTTTGATTTGGGAACACTTTCAATACGGTGATGATATCCACGATTTATTACTGGGTAATACATTATTGTCTAACATGACTCCTCAAGTGAGAAGAGAGTGGTTTGTTAGAATGTCTAAAAGCGATATCAACTATGCGATTAGTTTTTATAACCGTCTTAAATCCACTGAACGTGATATCAAAGGGGCAATCAAGTTAAACAAACAGCGATTGATAAATGAACAAGCTAAGCTAATGGATGTCAATGAAATCAATCGTGTTAAAGAAGATAGCAATAAATTAAAAGGTGAACTAAACCATTTACTTCCGTTTATGGAACAAACCTTAACGGATAAGAGTATTGCGATTAGTCAATTATTAGAAAATATTGAACATTTATCAAGTAGTATTATCGATTTAAAGTATAATGTCAAGTATGAAGGATTAAGTGACATTAATGAACTTAGAACTTTAGAAAAACAATTTACTTTTGAAAAAGATAAACTACAAAATGATTATAAATCGTTAATTGATAAAATTACTGAACTTCAAGATATCATCAATAAAACTAAAGCTTTAGCGGATAGACCTTTAGAAGAAATTGATAAAGAATTGTTTTCTGCTAAGAATGAATTACATGCTGTTACAGAAAAATATAATGGTATTAATATCAATGTAGGAGATAGTGCTGAAGATCAATTATTTTCTTTTATTGAAATCGATCGTAAGTTAAGAGAAGTATTAACAAACTTCCCGACTAACTACAAAACAGAATCAGGTGAACGTTTCTACACAAAAGAAAAAGAAGATGCACTTTTAGCTAAACTAGATGAATTAAATAGTCAGTGTATTAGATTGAAGAGTCGTATTGAGCACCATGAAAAAGAACTTGATGGTTTAAATAATATTCATGATGTTCATTGTCCTAACTGTAACTTTAGTTTTAAACCAGGTGTAGATTGTAATCGTATAGAGAGCACTAAAACCATGCTGGAGAAACTAAATGAAGAGTTTGAAACAGCAAGTAAACGATATGCTGAATTGAAAGAAGTAGAAGCTAAATATACTGAGATAAGAAGATCTCTACATCATCTAAGAGAGCTTTATAATCATTATCCTTTATACAATGGTTTATTTGCTTATATCTTTAAAGATATTGATAAACTACATGATAACCCTTACATGCTCATCAATAGCTTACCGCTTTATCAAGAAGCATTACAGTGTAAATCACGCATGGTACAGTTAACTTCTGTTATTTCTAAATTAGAAGAAGAACGTATTCGTCGTATTGCTGCTGAAGGAAGTGATATGGAGTTTATTTATAAAAATATAAACGACATGGAACTCCAGCTTATTGAAATCGATAAACGGATTAAATTCTTAGTTAATGAAATCAACATTATTGGAAATGTTATTTTTAGTAATGAAGATTTAACCACTAAGTCAACGAGACTTAAAGGGTTAATTAAAGAATTAGAAGATACTGCATTATTACAAGTTAAATATCGTAATAATGAAAAACTTCTTGAGATTATTAAAGATAAACAAGTTTCTTTATCTAATCTTGAAAACACGTTATCAGGTATTCAACAATCCGAAACTATCGTTAAACAAATTACTGACATGATTGCTCAATTAGAAGAGGAATATAAAGCAGTAAATGTTTTAACAACTATCTTATCACCACAAGATGGTTTAATTGCTGAATCATTACTTGGTTTCTTAAATCTATTCTTAGATGAGATGAGTAGTGTGATTGAACATATCTGGTCTTATCGAATGAAACCATTTATGGAAATAGGTGAAGATGGGATTGAATTAGATTATCGATTCAAAGTAGAAGTAGAAGGTATTGAAGATCCTGTAAAAGATATCTCTAAGTTATCTAGGGGACAAAAAGAAATCATGGATTTCGTGTTTAAACTATTAGTCATGCAACATTTAGACATGTCTGACTATCCGGTTTACATGGATGAAGTAGGTGCATCGTTTGACCCTTATCATCGAGATAAACTTTATCAGTATATTAAGATGTTAGTTGAAGATAATCAAATTAGTCAAGTATTTGTGATAAGTCATATCGCAAGTAGTCATGATGCTTTATCTTTAGCAGATAGATGCGTGTTAGATACTGATGCGACTATGATAGATGAAGAAGTCAATAAAGTATTGATATTAGAATAATATCTAGTAACTTTATTGTTATTGAAGATTAATATGTACTAATTGTATTGTACATTTTTAAATCTCCGTTAATAGAACATATATCCTAGGGTAAAACCTAGGATATATGCCTGTTCAAAAAGTAATGAGCATATATCCTACCCTAACGGGTAGGATATACTTTAGCCTGCAGATGGCTAACTTTGTCTTCTCTTAACACAACTTTAAAGGGTAGTTGCGGAAAGATACAATAAGAAACTTAGGTTTTTATATTACCTTGGCCCGTCCCAAACTATATCTTTCATATTTATAATAGTAGTGAGATTTATTTAAACTGAATAGGTTGTTCAGGATAACTGACTTTATAGTAATCATTAGTAAAATCTACATCTAATATTTTAGCTGGTAAATAATATTCCGACGTCGTTGATTTACGATAAGGAATATTTTCTGCCGTAATAAACGGTTTTAACGATAATGATCCTTTTAAGTTAGTATCCATTAAATCATCTAAAGACTTAGTCTTTAAATTTCTATCACTATAGATTCTCACATAAGCTGCTCTTGCATAGACTTCACCGTTAGTAGGGTAGATACGATCATGAATCGTTTTCCATTCAGATTTAGGTTTCTGATATCTTACCTGTAAAGGCACGATATTATCCTCTACCATGATATTCCATTTATTATATTCTTTTACCGCTTTGTAAGGACTATAACGCCCTTCAGCAATACGTAAAGGATAAATAGGTGGAGTAGGAGATTCATATCTTCCAGGTATACCCGTATCACCGATAACCTCTTCTATAACGGCTACATTAGGGTTATCGATTACAACGATGAAAGATTGAGATAATTTTAACAATGCACGAATCGTACTATCGTGATATAACTCAAAACCCAATACTCTATCGTTACCAAAATCAGTAAGCGGTAAACTTCTTAAATCGATATATTTCTTCATCATGTAATATAACGATTCCCATCTCATATTGTTAAAATCAATACAGATAGTTCTACTGTTGATTTGTTTATACGTTTTATCTAAAAGGTGGAAATATCCACCTAATACGTAACCTACTGTTTTATTAGATAGATCTACTCCAACATTGATATAAATGTTATCAGATAACGGAGAGTTTTCTGTTGCTCTAAAAATCATCTCATCTGTGATAGGGATCATAGAAACACTACCCACTTGAGTAAAATCTATCACAGCTATCTGTGTCTTATCTTTAGATTTACGTTTAGTGGTATTACCATCTTTAATAAGCCAACCATTATCAGACTTAGTGAAATAATGGAATAATCCATTAATCGAAATTAAACTATGCGCACAAGCATAATCGTAGTTAACACCTGGATGACTTAACAACAAATCCACTTTATCATCATCTGGCATAGTAGTATCTGGGTGATAATTT